AAACACTGCTGAAATAGACGTCTTTTTCAAATAAGCATAATTAATACTTCAATTCTTTAATCCACATATATTTAAAAGTGAGGTAGTAGGTAATAAATATAAGACTTAAAGTTAAGATTGCTTTTTTCATGTCAATTTCTCCTTTGTTTATATTTATATTAAAGCGCCACATAGGCGCTATTAATCACATTTTAGTTCTATCGGTAATTTTAGACTCCATAACTCTTTGACGTGACTCTTTAGCTTCTCGAATCATATCTTTAAATTCTTGACTGTCTATAAAAGCTTTGGCTTCTTCTATTTGTTCTTGAGTAAGCTCTTTACCACCAGTATTGATGTGTAAGTGTTCAATTTCTTTATAAGAACTCATTTTTTCGACTCCTGTTCTTCAAGTTCACTTTTAGTTATAGGTAAACCATTATTCAACCTATAAGTCAGTTCTTCTTCTGTATAAAAGGGGATTTCAACCATTTCCCACTCTTCAATGTTAATGTCAACTTCTTTAAAATCCATGTTAAACCCTCCTGTGAAATGAATTTTCTATTATTTATAGTAATTACTTATAAAAATACAATCTTTACCTATCTCAAACTTTGTATTCTAAATGTACTCGTAATCCATAGTCTGATTCTTTAGTAACGATTTTCTCTTCTAAATAATCTAAAGTTTTATACTTACCACCATTAATATATGCGTTACAAGAAACGATGTTGTCCATATGATTGACTAATCTTGAAGCATACTCTCTAGGTACATATCCAACGTGAAATTCAGAGTATTCATTTGAAATCATAACTTTTATCGCGTTTTCATCATAAGGATTATCCGGTTCTTTTTGTAAGAATACACCAGGAATAACCTCGTAATCAGAAATTTCATACACCTTGTCTTCATAAAGTAATTCTTCTTTAAGTTCATTTCCTTTCAAATCACTATATAAGAAAAAGAAATCGTCGTTATTTTTCATTTTCTTGATAAGTTTCTTTAATTCTTTTCTACGACCTTCATAATTTAATCCTACGACGTCGAAAATTTCAACTTTAGTTTGTTCATCATCATTAATAGGTAGACAATCATTCGAGATAATTGTTTCCTTATTCTTAGATAATTGCATATAAGTTTTTAAAATTGAGATGAATCCTGTTAAAGGAGAGTTTGTTACGAAATAAACTGTTAATTTTCTATTATCGTTTAATGTTAAAAAAGCTTGGTTTTTCCAAATAGTAACAACAGTGTTATAATCTATCACCTCTGATAATGAGATTTTGAATATATAATCTTCTTCTTTCCTTATAAAACAAATCTCTTCATGTGAAATGAATATAGAACCCATTCTCCTCTTGTTTTCGTCGAATTTTATGTCGCAACTGTCGCTGATTATTGGTTCAAAGTAACTGTATTGATCTGATAATATTTTTTCATCTTGCTTTCTAGGTTTCATTTTACTACCTCCTATAAAATAACTTTTCCAACTAACCTCACACTTTCGTTATCATAAAAATATAAATCTTTATACTTTTTATTTAAAGAAACCAACGTTAATCTATTATCTTCTACATAAACTTTCTTTACGTAAGCATCTCCATTTATAATAAAGACGCCTATTTGTCCATCTTTGATAGTGTGAGATTTTTCAATGAATATAATTTGTCCGTTTTTAAATAACGGCTCCATTGAGTCTCCATTTACTTTTAAAGCTATATCATGTGCGGGGACATAACCTCTTACGAATTCTTTTGAAATAGGCTCGTTATATAATCTTTCGCCAATACCAGCTGACGCACAACCATATATATCCACTTCGGATTTTTCTTGAATGTAAGAATTGAAATCTACCAGATTATCACTGTCATTATTTTGTTCTTCTAATTGATTAGTCGCATATTTTAGTACATTGCTTTGTCTTGGAGGCGTGAGTTTACTGTATATGGAAGTGATGTCGTTATTTTCAATTTTTCTATTCTTAGAAATATCAAACCCCATAAGCCACGCTTCGTTAACGTTTAAAGCCTTTGCTAGTTCAAAGACTTTGTCTTGTTTCGCTTCATATTTTCCGTTTAAATAATCGCTAATTGAGTTTCTACCAATACCAGTCCTTCTTGATAGCTCTGATTGAGATATCTTCCGTTCAGACATAATTTGCTTTAATCTATCCTTAAAACTGTTCATATTTCTGAACACCTCCTAAGAACATAATACTACGTACAATGACGATTATCAATAATTTTTAACAAATATTGTACAGAAAAATGTATTTTATGTGTTGACTTATTTAAACAAAGGTGTTTTAATTGATTTGTACAGAAAACCGAACAAGAAGGGAGGTGAGTTTATGATATACAATTTCGATTATAGTTTGCTGTACGAAAGAATGGCAGAGTATAGATATAGCCAAAGTTCTTTAGCGAACGCAATCCCTATTTCAAGGACATCTATTAATCACAAGTTGCAAGGAAAAAATTTATTTACACAATGGGAAATAAAACGAATCTGTGAATTATTAGAAATCCCACCAACAAAAGTAGGTAGATATTTTTTTGAACAAAATGTACAGAAACCTGTACAAATGTCGTAACAGGAGGACACTATGGAACAAATCACGTTAACCAAAGAAGAGTGTGTCGAACAATGCATCAATAAAGACTTAAAACTTTTAGATTATCGAGTTCAACAAATTTTAGAAGGTGTTCTATCAGAAAGTACCACATACGGTGATGCAAGAAATAAATTAGAAACATTGAAAATTATTGCTGAATCTCATTTTAAAACCGAACATGCTTCAGTTATTTACAAATTAGCATTGAAAAAGTTAGACGAAAAAATCAACGCCACTCCAATTAAAGAGTGACGGAAAGGGAGGATTTTAAATGTTTAAGGTTTTAAATGATATAAAAACTTCTTTAAAAAACCATCCTTGGGGTTGGAAAGAGCACTTACCTTATTTGCTGATGTTAACTCTGTCACTTGTGGCTCTGATTCTCGGTGTTCTGTCCGCGATTCTATGATAACAGGCTTTATATAGATTCCTTTGTTGGTAGTGACTTTGATAGTCACATCCCATTCCCATATCACTGGATATTCTTCGAGCAAAAAGTACATTCTACACTTTCATAAGGTCCTAAAGTAAATGGAATGGAGTAGTTTTTATCTTTATATCGTATAGGTTTGAACGTTTTTTGTTCATTTACTTTATTTTTAATATCAAATTCAACTTCAATAACAGAAATGGGAAACTTTGTGAAATTAATAAATGTTATATCGTTGTAACTTGATTTGTCATCGACCAAGTAATTAAAGCTTCTGGTAGGTATAACATCGATGTTAAGAGAATCTTTCATATAGTCTAAATAATATTTAAGTGCAGTCAGTAAGAAACTAAAAATTGCGATACAAATCGCGATTATGTCCATACTTATCACCTCCTTTCACTAGGAGATAACAACATTATACACGAAAGGAAAGATAGAAATGCCACATATTTTAAACGTAACAGTTCCAATACCTGAAACACATGTACTTATCACAAAAGATGAATATGATGAGCTAATTGGTTATTCATTAGACCCTGTATGGAACATGAGTGACTTAAAGAAGAAATTAAAAATTGCATCTGATGAGACTATCAAGGACAGATTACTATTTCATCCTAGATTTGAAAAAGAACTAAGAGCGCAAGGAATTGTGCATTACCCTGATGAGAATTTTAATCGCTGGAGATTTAACGCAAGAAAGATGAATAAATTCGTCGATGAGCATTTCAATGAAATATATAAGGAGAGAATAAAATGAGCAACATTTATAAAAGCTACCTATTAGCAGTATTATGCTTCACAGTCTTAGCGATTGTTCTTATGCCATTGCTGTACTTCACTACAGCATGGTCAATTGCAGGATTCGCAAGTATCGCAACATTCATATTCTATAAGGAATACTTTTATGAAGAATGAAAAAACTGCTACTTGCGCCAACAAGTAACAATAAGTGTTCATCAAAATATACAACTTAATTAAATCAAAATATACGGAGGTAGTCAACTATGACTGAAAATATTAAAACTGAACAACATTATTACACTAAAGATTTTTCAGGATACAGAAATGAAGAAGATAACTTTGTAGCAAATCAAGAATTGACAGTAACAATCACATTGAACGAGTACAGAAAACTTATTGAAATAAAGGCTGTTAAAGATAAAGAAGAAGATACTTACAGAGGTAAGTATTTTGCGGAAGAAAGAAAAAACGAAAAATTGGAAAAAGAAAATATAAAACTAAAAAACAAAATTTATGAATTACAAAACGAAGAAGATAACGAGGAGGACGAAGAAGACAAGGAGGACGAGAACGATGTATTACAAAATTGGTGAGATAAAAAACAAAATTATAAGCTTTAACGGGTTTGAATTTAAAGTGTCTGTGATGAAGAGACATGACGGTATCAGTATACAAATCAAGGATATGAATAATGTTCCACTTAAATCGTTTCATGTCATAGATTTAAGTGAACTATATATTGCGACGGATGCAATGCGTGACGTTATAAACGAATGGATTGAAAATAACACAGATGAACAGGACAGACTAATTAACTTAGTCATGAAATGGTAGGAGGTCGCTATGAAGCAGACTGTAACTTATCTAATCAAGCATAAAGATGAAAATCTATTTATTACAAACCGACCAACCGAAGTGAACGATACAGTGAAGTATTCAACTGATATGCGAGACGCAAGAGAATTCGACGGACTAGACAAAACTGTTATTGATATGTCTAAGCACAAAGCAATCAAGAAAACAGTGACAGAAACAATTGAGTATGAGGAGGTAGAACATGACTGAGGAAAAACAAGAACCACAAGAAAAAGTAAGCATACTCAAAAAACTAAAGATAAATAATATCGCTGAGAAAAATAAAAGGAAATTCTATAAATTTGCAGTATACGGAAAAATTGGCTCAGGAAAAACCACGTTTGCTACAAGAGATAAAGACGCTTTCGTCATTGACATTAACGAAGGTGGAACAACGGTTACTGACGAAGGATCAGACGTAGAAATCGAGAACTATCAACACTTTGTTTATGTTGTAAATTTTTTACCTCAAATTTTACAGGAGATGAGAGAAAACGGACAAGAAATCAATGTTGTAGTTATTGAAACTATTCAAAAACTTAGAGATATGACATTGAATGATGTGATGAAAAATAAGTCTAAAAAACCAACGTTTAATGATTGGGGAGAAGTTGCTGAACGAATTGTCAGTATGTACAGATTAATAGGAAAACTTCAAGAAGAATACAAATTCCACTTTGTTATTACAGGTCATGAAGGTATCAACAAAGATAAAGATAATGAAGGTAGCACTATCAACCCTACTATCACTATTGAAGCGCAAGAACAAATTAAAAAAGCTATTACTTCTCAAAGTGATGTGTTAGCTAGGGCAATGATTGAAGAATTTGATGATAACGGAGAAAAGAAAGCTAGATATATTCTAAACGCTGAACCTTCTAATACGTTTGAAACAAAGATTAGACATTCACCTTCAATAACAATTAACAATAAGAAATTTGCAAATCCTAGCATTACGGACGTAGTAGAAGCAATTAGAAATGGAAACTAAAAATTAATTAAAAGGACGGTATTTAATTATGAAAATCACAGGACAAGCGCAATTTACTAAAGAAACAAATCAAGAAAAGTTTTATAACGGCTCAGCAGGGTTTCAAGCTGGAGAATTCACAGTGAAAGTTAAAAATATTGAATTCAATGATAGAGAAAATAGATATTTCACAATCGTATTTGAAAATGATGAAGGCAAACAATATAAACATAATCAATTTGTACCGCCGTATAAATATGATTTCCAAGAAAAACAATTGATTGAATTAGTTACTCGATTAGGTATTAAGTTAAATCTTCCTAGCTTAGATTTTGATACCAATGATCTTATTGGTAAGTTTTGTCACTTGGTATTGAAATGGAAATTCAATGAAGATGAAGGTAAGTATTTTACGGATTTTTCATTTATTAAACCTTACAAAAAGGGCGATGATGTTGTTAACAAACCTATTCCGAAGACAGATAAGCAAAAAGCTGAAGAAAATAACGGGGCACAACAACAAACATCAATGTCTCAACAAAGCAATCCATTTGAAAGCAGTGGCCAATTTGGATATGACGACCAAGATTTAGCGTTTTAAGGTGTGGTTTAAATGCAATACATTACAAGATACCAGAAAGACAATGACGGCACTTATTCCGTCGTTGCTACTGGTGTTGAACTTGAACAAAGTCACATTGACTTACTAGAAAACGGATATCCACTAAAAGCAGAAGTAGAGGTTCCGGATAATAAAAAACTATCTATAGAACAACGCAAAAAAATATTCGCAATGTGTAGAGATATAGAACTTCACTGGGGAGAACCGGTGGAATCAACTAGAAAATTATTACAAACAGAATTGGAAATTATGAAAGGTTATGAAGAAATCAGTCTGCGCGACTGTTCTATGAAAGTTGCAAGGGAGTTAATAGAACTGATTATAGCGTTTATGTTTCATCATCAAATACCTATGAGTGTAGAAACGAGTAAGTTGTTAAGCGAAGATAAAGCGTTATTATATTGGGCTACAATCAACCGCAACTGTGTAATATGCGGAAAGCCTCACGCAGACCTGGCACATTATGAAGCAGTCGGCAGAGGAATGAACAGAAACAAAATGAATCACTACAACAAACATGTATTAGCGTTATGTCGCGAACATCATAACCAGCAACATGCGATTGGCGTTAAGTCGTTTGATGATAAATATCACTTGCATGACTCGTGGATAAAAGTTGATGAGAGGCTCAACAAAATGCTGAAAGGAGAAAACAATGGGAGAAGTATCGTGGATAAAACTTAAAGTTGGCATGTTTGATGACAGCAAAATCAAATATATCGAAGCTTTACCCGAAAGAGATACGATCATAACTATTTGGGTTAAGTTGCTAACTTTATCAGGAAAGTACAACGAACAAGGTTACATTATGCTATCTGAAAATTTGCCGTACAACGAAGAAATGTTAGCAAATGAGTTTAGCCGACCTATCAACTCGATAAGGTTAGCAATACAAACTTTTGAGACATTAGGCATGATTGAAAAAGTTAATGGTGTCATAAAAGTGACAAACTGGGAAAAGCACCAAAACATTGAAGGACTCGAGAAAATCAGGGCGCAGAACAGGTTGAGGAAACAAAAGCAACGAGAAAACAACAGAAAATTGCTAAATGGTCACGTGACGTCACGTGACAGTCACGCAACAGAAGAAGATAAAGAATTAGATAAAGAATTAGAAAGAGATAAAGAAAAAGATATAGATAAGAACTTAAGTTCAATTAATAGCGCAACTGACGTTACGCATGAGCAATTTGAGGAATGGTGGAAACTTTACGACAAGAAGAAAGATAAGAAGATGTCTTTTACTAAATTCAAATCATGCTTAAAGAAACATTCTTTTGAACAAATCATGCAAGGCACTCGAGAGTATTTAAAAACTATTACAGACAAACAATATCAAAAGTACCCCAAAACGTTCTTAACTAATGAAAGCTATATGAATGATTATAGCGAAGAGATTAAAGAAACTGGCATAGATCAATTGGAACGTATGAAGTACGACGAAAGTTATTGGGATTAGGGGGACATTATGAAACCACTATTCAGCGAAAAGATAAACGAAAGCTTGAAAAAATATCAACCTACTCATGTCGAAAAGGGATTGAAATGTAAGAGGTGTGGCAGTGAATACGACTTATATAAGTTCGCTCCTACTAAAAAACACCCGAATGGTTACGAGTATAAAGA